ATAACCGAAGATAAAAACTCAGATAACGCGAAAGGGCAAACCTGTCTAAAGGCAGCGACGCAAAGCCAAAGGGTCTAAGGTGCTACTTATTGTAGCGCTAAGATAGCCTGGCTACCGAACGGAGCAAATATGGAGCATAACCCTGCCCTTTCAGGCGGGGTTATATTTTTTGCAGTATTTCCGGCATAAAAGACTGTGAACAGAGCCTTTTTGTCTGCATGTCTTTTGCTTCTTTGCCCATTACGAAAGGGGTACAAAATGGGGATTACAGCAAAGACATTGCCAAGAGGCTTGAAATAAAGACATTCTTCATGGCATTTACAATGTTCAATACATAAATCAATTAACAAGTAATCGGGACATCAAAATGTCCGCGGTTTGCTGTTGGCAAATCGCGGGCATTTTCTGTTCTTTAAATAAAGCACCGAGCTCATTTGGCTGCCGTTCCCCTCCGCTTGTTCGTCATTTTCGGATTTTCAAATTCACGAAATGGAGGACAAGCCCTATGGCTAAATTTGAAAGAAAGACGAATTACCGGGAGAAATACCCAGGCTTAAGCGATGAAATCATTGAAACGCTGGAAAAAAGCGACCGAAAGATGGAATACCAGCAGTACGACCTGAAGATGGAAAGATACAGGATTGACTACAACAAAGGAACCGTTACATATATCCCCAGCCGGGAGGACTCCTTTGACCGGCTTCTGGAGGAACACAGGCAGTTTGCCTCCGATGCCGAAAGCGTGGAAGATGCCGCTGTGAAAGCCGTTATGATCGAAAAAATGCTGAACTGCCTCAAGCTGCTTGACCCGGAAGAACAGGAGCTGATCACCGAGCTGTTTTTTAAGCATAAGAGCGAGTATCAGTTATCTGCTGAAACTGGTATCCCGCGCATGACCCTTCACGACCGGAAGGTTAGAATTCTCGGCAAACTAAAAAAATTTATGGAAAAGTAAAAATTTTTCCGTCCACCCCCCTCGCTCAACGTGAAAGTAAGTGAGGGGGTTTTTTATTCTCCCTCCTGCTCCTTGTAAATTTCATATCCGGCAGCATAGATACATGAGCTGTCCAGCCGTGTGAAAAGCGGCAGCGACGTTGACGGGCGCGCCATGACTGCCTGCGGATGGGTGACAGGCATCCGTCGAACCGATGGCATCGAAGGTGACGAGCGGGAACGCCCGGTCATAAAACGGTCTTGTGGTGGGCTGTATCGCAATGAAATGGACAGTGACAATGCTACTTCCGCCCAGCCACAGACTCAAGCAATGGGGGCGGCTCGCAGAGATCCTGGGAGAGGTGAGATTCCTATGAGGTTTGCCGACCACAAACCGTTTATGCTGCCGCCCTATGAGCCGCAAGGCTTTTCCGCTTCGGGAAGTAGTGTCGAATAGAAGCGGCAATTCGTAATGAAGAACAAGCAGATCATTTTTTGATCTTGGAAACTATGCGGCAGGGCGGTCTTTTCCGTCCTGCCGTATCCTTCTGAGATTAAATTCAAAATAACAAGGAATGGAGGAAACGAAATGGAAAAGGAAGCGTTAGAAGAAGCTCAAATCTGTTTGAACCGGGAAGAACAGAAACGCGCTTGGACTTACAGCCGGATTGACGCGCCCGATGATGCACACGGCCGTTTAAAGAGCCAGAAAAAAGAACTGTATGATTATGCCGAACAGCTGGGATTTGCAGTAGTCGGAAGCTCTGAAGATCTTAGCGGCGGGCTGGATTTCAAGCGCGCCGGAATTATGGAGGCCATGAAAGCCGCCGCGGACGGGAAATTTGATGTCCTGCTGGTAAAAAGGCTAGTCTGCCTGGGCCGGGACACCACCAAAACGCTTGAGTTTCTGAGGGGAATGGCTCAGCTGGGCATCAAGCTTTATTCACCGCTGGAAGGCCAAATCCAGCTGGAATATCATAGTCCTTCCCTTTCTCCGCGGTAAACAGGGGGTGAACGATATGTCAAAGAATCAGGCAGCCAATGAGGTGAAATACAAGGTGGCGGTGAAGCTGCTGGACATCATGCTCCGCAACGGCCTTATTTCCCCTTCTGAGTACAAAAAAATCGACGAATTGAACCGTCAGACTTTCACGCCGGAGCTTTCCGAGGTATATGCGTAAAGACACCTGGATATCTCAAAGCTTGTGTGGTATTGTGTGTTGCTGACAGGAGGCCAAAAACGAGAGAAAGGAGAGAGAGTATGGCTAAGAATGTAGTAAAAATAGAGCCTGTCAGGCAGCAGGTCGTCCGGCAATTGCAGCCGATAAAGCGTGTTTGCGCCTATTGCCGGGTAAGCACCGACTCCCGTGAGCAGCAGAATTCCTTCACAGCACAGCTGGAGTACTACACCGCCTTGATTGAAAACCAGGAGGACTGGGAGTTTGCCGGAATCTACGCCGATGAGGCAAGAAGCGGAATGAAGCTGCAAAAAAGAGATGACTTCCTGAGGATGATGAAGGACTGCGAGGACGGCAAAATTGATATGATCATCACAAAATCCCTGACCCGCTTCGCCAGAAACACGGTGGACAGCATCCAGGCGATCCGTCGCCTGAAGGAGCTTGGCGTCGCCGTCTATTTTGAAAAGGAGCATATCGACAGCCTGTCGGAGAAAAGCGAGCTGATGCTGACCATTTTAAGCTCTCTGGCGCAGGGCGAATCCGAAAGCATCTCCACGAACAACAAATGGGCGACGGTAAAACGCTTTCAGGACGGTACCTTCATCCTCGGCACTCCCGCTTACGGCTATACCAAGGATGAAAATGGCGAGCTGATAATTCAGGAGGAAGAAGCCGCAGTAGTCCGACGCATCTTCCGGGAATACTTAAACGGCAAGGGTACCTATGCAATCGCCAAGGACTTGTCGGAGGAAGGAATCCCCACCATACGATCGGCTGAGAAATGGAACGACGGCGTGATAAAGGAAATGCTGCTGAATCCCATTTACACCGGAAATCTGCTTCATCAGAAAACCATGACCACAGAGGTGCTGCCCTTTAAGCGAAAGAGAAACAAGGGCCAACTTCCTCAATACCTGGTTGAGGACAACCATGAACCCATTATCTCACATGAACAGGCGGAGGCGGTCAGGGAAATCTTTGAGTACCGCAGAAAGCAGATGGGGATGGACGATCCGGAGAAATACCAGAGCCGATACGCCTTCAGCGGCAAAATCCTCTGCGGTGAATGCGGAGGTACGTTCCGGAGGCAGAAAATTTACATCGGCAAGCCCTATGAAAAAATCCAATGGTGCTGCCGCCAGCACATTCTGGATAACACCAAATGCAGCCAGAAGGCAATCCGGGAGGATGACCTCCAATGGGCTTTTACGGTGATGTGGAACAAGCTCCTAAGCAATTATGCCGATATCCTCACTCCCCTGCTGGATGCGCTCAAAAAGCTCCGGATGGACGAGCAGCAGGAGCAGGAAATCGGGGAATGCAGCAACAGAATCATGGAGCTGACAGAGCAGGGTCATATACTCAGCAGACTGGCATCGAAAGGGTATATTGACCCTGCGGTATTTATAGAGCGGCAAAATGCTTTGACGATAGAGCTTGCCGCTGTGAAAAAGAAAAGGAGCCAGCTACTGGACAGTAACGGCTTCGACCGGGAGATCGCCGGGACGGAGAAGCTGCTGGAGCTGATCAGAAACAATCCTCACGTTATTGAAGAATACCGTGAGGATTTATTTTTACAGGCGATAGACAAGGTCATCGTGCAGAAAAACGGACAAATCACCTTCCGGCTCATCAACCGGCTGGAGTTATCCGAGTCATACAGGAAGGAGGCGATAGAGGATGATGCAAAGGCACATGCCCATCGGGTATAAGCTGGCGGACGGTAAAATACAGCTTGATGAACCCAAAGCCGCTGTTGTGAAAAGGATATTTGCAGATTATCTGTCCGGTATCTCCACCTCCGCCCTCGCAAAGAGGCTTACCGAAATGGGCTTTCCGAACGCCAACAACAAAGCCTCCTGGAACCACGGGTCCATCGGCAAGATACTGGAGAATGTCAAATATCTTGGGGATGAATTCTACCCGCAAATGATTGATGCCGAGCTGTTCGAGCAGGTGCGGAAACGCCGCAGGGAGCGCTGTGACCAGCTGGGGCGAAGCCTCCAGCCGAACAGCCCGAACCGCCAATATCCATTCACCGGAAAGCTCCGGTGCGGGGAACGCGGCGAGGCTTACCGCAAATACATCGAGCACTGCGGGAAACCGTCGGAGAAATCCCTCTGGAAATGCAAGAGGTATATTTACAAGAACCGCGTGTGCTGCCGGTGCGGTTTCCTCTCGGATGAGCAGCTTGAAAAGGCCTTCCTTGAGGCAGCCAACCGTATTCAGGCAAGGATACAAATCCTTGACCGGAAGCCTAAGAAAGAGCCAATTCCATATAATCCTGAATTTAATAGCTTGGATCAGCGTATTAGAGAGCTGGAAGCGGAAGGGCGGTATTCGTCCAAGGAGCTTCCGGCTCTTATTTTTAAGCGGGCACAAGCCTTTTATAAAACGGCAAGAATCGATGACGCCGAATATAACACCGAAAAGATGGAGCAGGCGTTTTCAGGCAGACAGCCTCTCACGGAATTCGATGAGGAACTGTTTCTGACGGTGATAAAGCAAATCACGGTCTACGCCGACCATCGGCTGGTGTTTGAATTTATAAACGGATTAACCATGGAAACCGGATATTAAACCAAGGAAGGAGAAGCAATGATGCAGACAGCGACAGCTAAAAAGAAAAACATATCCCTCATACCATCCCGACCGGAGTATGACAGGAGCATAAAGCCACAGTTTAAAGCCCTGCGGGTGGCGGCATACTGCCGCGTCAGCACCACGCTGGAGCAGCAGGAAACCAGTTATGAAGCGCAGGTATCCTACTATACCGAAAAAATCAAGAGCAATCCCAACTGGAAGCTTGCCGGAATCTATGCCGATGACGGCAAAAGCGCCACCAACACCAAAAAGCGCGATGACTTCAACGCCATGATCGAGGACTGCATGGCCGGAAAAATCGACATGATCATCACCAAGTCGGTCAGCCGCTTCGCCAGAAACACGGTGGACAGCCTGCAGAACATCCGCAAGCTAAAGGAAAAGAACGTCGCCGTCTTTTTCGAGAAAGAGGGCGTGAACACGCTGGAAAGCACCGGCGAACTGTTAATAACCATACTGAGCAGCCAGGCGCAGGAGGAAAGCCGTAACCTCAGCGAAAACACCCGGTGGGGTCTTGTCAGAAGGTTTGAGAACGGCATCGTCTCGGTCAACCACAATAAGTTTTTAGGCTACACCAAGGATAAGAACGGCGAGCTGGTCATCGTGCCGGAGGAAGCGGAGC